TCCTGAAATGATTTTCATGTCTTACTCTCTTCCATTAACTTTGCACATTCTTTTTGAATTTCTTCTACTTCGAGTTTCATTGCCTCGACTTTTTCTTTCTCAAAATGTATCTCAACTATCGCCGAGGTAATTTCAAGTGCCATTTGATGATATCCTTCTTTCATACCGCTCTTATAACTAAAATATGCACAAAGACCAATGAAGGCTACCGTTAATAATACTATATCTGTTTCTATCATCCTATTCCTCTAGTCTAATTATAACAATTATAACACATAATTGTAACCAAGTCAATAAATCTTACGAAATACTTTGCTGTTTATCTATTGGATGGGTTGGTTCTTCTACTACCTCTACTTCTAATTGTTCTATCAATTTGAACATCTCATAACAATCATATCCTGATACTGCTAACGCACCCTTGATATATGTCGGATTAATTGGTAATAATGTCTTGTTTATGTCATGGTATGTGATTATTTTGGCTTTGTATATAACTCCACGAGAAGTTAATGGGGTACATTCCTGTACATAGTAATCTATGCCACCCAATACCATTATAGCCATTTCTTTGTCTTCTAATTCAGATGCAATAACGAGCAACTCTGGGTCAGTATCTACCACGTTATGTGGCTGGGCTTCTACTGACTTTACAAATGCAAATAAAATTACAGCCGTTATACAAATTGCATAAATTAAATTCTTAAATGACATGACCTTTTTCTCTAAGTCTTCGTTTCCATGCACCACCTATTTTCTGTTCAGACAATTGCTCACGCAACCAATTCAATGTTGGTTCTTTTTTGTCTGCTTCGATTGTTGGATTTGTAGCCAGAGAGTCGATTAACTGAGAGATTTCAGTTTCTGTTAAGTTTAATAAATTCATTGAGTTATCCTTGTCATATATATTTCCTGTCTTAATAAGTTTCATATCTTACTCCTTTTAGTTGTGAAATTTACATATTATCATGCTCTTTTATTTATTTCATTCGCACAATATCTTCTTCTATACACTTGTCACCATATTGTACTTCTAATATGTGACAGGGTTCGGTTGTGGTGTTACATGCTTGGTGCCATTTATCTTTTTCAATTGTAATAGTATGATTTTCTTTATATTTTCCTAGTTCTTCAATATCAGAAGAAATGTTTATTACATTAAATGTGCATTCACCTTTAAGAATGTACCAGTGTTCTGCTCTATGTTTATGGCGTTGCATACTTAAACTTTGTCCAGGTGCTATTACTAATTCTTTAACTTTATATCCAGACTTATCATCTAATACTCTATACCATCCCCAATTACGAATTGTTTTAGGTGATTTCCATTCTTCTAATATCCAACTGCTTGAGTTTTTCTTATCTTCTCCGCCAACGCCGAATACAAACTCAACATCATCAAATACCATTTCTGGAACATTGTCTGCTGTTCTGTCTCCGCCATTAACAAAAATTAGTTTATCGGTTGGGTAGTGGGCTCTGACTTGTTTTATAAAGTTTATGGCAGTGTCATCGTCATCCATAAATGTAAACACTTCGTCTACCTTTTGTAAGTTGTTTACAATACAAAGACGTTCGTTCCAGGGCATAAATGCTTTACCCTTTTTACGTTCTAACCATTCGTCTGAGTTTAAGCCAACGATTAAATGGTCACCTAATTCTTTAGCGGCTTTAAGATATGAAATATGCCCAGAATGAACTGGGTCAAATCCACCAGTGGCAAGTACGATTTTCATTACTCACCAAATCCGTCTATTGCTCTGGCTCTTTGTTTTACTTCAGGTGGAAGTTCTCTAACTTCTTGAAATCTATTTGTTAAGAATTTAATATTATTCTTAATCCACTCGGCTTGTGTGTAATCTACTTTTTCTTTCCAAGCCAGTTTCTCGTCTAGATGTTCCATCCAAGTACTTTGTATCCATATTTGAAACTCTGTTCCTATTTTGGTCATACTTTTCTCCTGTGTTAAATGTATTTCTACAATTGGATGGTCATTGACAAATCTCATTACAGTATGGTATTCTTTGCATACTCCATTCTTAATGTTTGCATTGCCTATGTCCATCATTACTTTTTGTAACTTTAAAATAGTTTCTTGGTCAACTGTCCTAGGTACTAAACAAAAGTGCGCCTCGTTATGAGGTGTTAACGCAACAAAATCTTTTACTTCATAATCTACTTTACCTATGCTATCTAATTCTATCACAATGACATTCCGCCAAACGTGTCTTCTGATACGTCTTGCTTCACTCCTCCTTGAATATAAGAAGTGATTTCTGTTTCTTGTGGTGCTACTTGTACATCTGCACCTGCAATCCATTTCTGAGTCCACGGTAGTGGATTTGATTGTGGAACAACATATGGACATTTTAGATTAACAGCAATCATACGTTTGCAACAAATCCATTCAATGTAATCACTTAATAGTTGTGTGTTTAATCCAATCATACTGCCATCTTTAAATAGATACTCAGCCCATGCTTTTTCTTGGTCAACTGCATCAACAAACATCTGAATACATTCTTTTTCTGTTTCTTTTGCAATTTTAATATAATCTTTATCATCTTTAGGTAAAATCTTTAGAAGTGATTGAGTAGATGCCAAGTGCAAATTCTCATCACGTGCAATTAGTTTAATAATTTTAGCATTGCCTTCCATCTTCTTAAGTTCAGCAAACGCCCAACTACAAGCAAATGATACGTAGAAACGAACACCTTCTAGGATGTTAACACTCATTAGTGTTTTGTATAATGCTTTCTTAAGTTCGTATAAGTCTACATTAACTTTCTTGCCATTGACTGTATGATTGCCTACTCCTAGGTATTGATACTGTAATGAAAGGGCAATAAGTTCATCATAGTTAGTACTAATAGCATCGGCACAGTCTGTAATCTCAGGAATATTCATCATCTCATCGAATACTTTGCTAGGATTAGCATACACATTACGAATAATATGTGTGTAACTGCGTGAGTGAATTGTTTCACTGAATGTCCAAGTTTGAATCCATGCTTCTAGTTCTGGAATACTTACTAGTGGTCCAAATGCTTCGACTGGCGCACGACCTTGAACACTATCTAATATGATTTGTCTTTTAAGATTACTTGTGAAAATGTGTCTTTCATTATCTGTAAGATTATTGAAGTCGTTTGCATCCTTATGACAATCAACTTCCTCTGGACGCCAGAAGAAACCTAACTGCTTATCAGTTAGTTTGTCAAACTGTTTATACTTCAACATATCATAACGCTGGATTGTCACTCCTCCTGACGGGTCCAAAAATGCTTTCGCTTTTGTGTGGTCTTGTTTGTTGTTTGAATTAAATACGCTCATAGTTTCCTCTCTTAATTTTCTCTCAATTGCTTCATATTTATCTTCTGCATCATTTTCTCTTCTTCTTTTGCCATCAGTTCTTTGTAATAAAGGTCGTTTACTGCTAGTACTGTGCTAACGTCACTAAGTGAATTATCCTTATTTCTTGTGTGTACTGATACATTTATTAAGAAATATGAAATATTTGGAATACCTTCAAGTTTTCTACACAACTTGTCTACTTCAATTAATTCTCTTAGTGAGGTCGGTTCAAATCTTTTATCATCCAAATCAAAATATATAGTTTGCGGAATAGAAGAAGTTACTTCTATAAATTGTGATAAATGTGGCATGTTATATAATGATACTAATTCTTTATCGTATTGAGGTTCATATATTACATTCGATAAGTGTATTAAGCAATCATGTGTTTCGCCTCTTCTTAAAAATTCTGTTATAAATTTTTGATACACAGAAAAGTCTACACTTGAATCAAGTTTAATGTCATACCAATAAAATCTACCACGTCCAGAAAAAAATTCATCTTCTACTATTTTATTTGATTTCGACTGTGGTTGTTCTGTGCAAGAATTAAAATATCCTAATTCCGGGTTATCTGGCGATAGCGGTCTTACACACAAACACTTTGCTAATTTATAACTTGGAAGGTTGCTTAGTTCCATTAAATGGCACAGCCTTCACAATCCTCATCATCTATTAATCCTGGCTCTAATGGTTCTTCATTATTAAGAGCATTGATATCTAGTTCACCTTGTCCATCAAATGTATTGAAGTAATACAATTGTTTTCCACCATACTTATAAAACATTATAAGATGTTGTAACATCACTGACATTGGAATCTTTTCATCTTCAAAATGTACTGGATTATAACTTGTGTTCACTGAGATACCTTGGTCGATATACTTTTGTAATACTGCCATAATCTTTAAATAACCTTCTGGGCTTTTCTGGTCCCATAGAAGTTCATATTTGTTTTTCAACTTGTGAATGCCAGGAACTACTTGCTTTAGTACTCCGTGCTTTGATTGTTTAACACTAACAAGGCTACGTGGTGGTTCAATACCATTTGTACTATTACTAATCTGTGCTGATGTTTCTGCAGGCATAAGTGCCATCACTGTTGAGTTTCTAATTCCATATTCTTTAAGGTCTTCTCTAAGAGATTTCCAATCCATTCTTTCTTTATGAGAAACAAGTTCATCAATCTCTATTTTACGTGTATCTATTGGTACGACTCCATGTCCATACTTTGTTTCATTAGACTTTGGACATGCTCCAATTTCTTTTGCCAAATTATTTGAGGCTTTGATTAGATAATAACTCCATGCTTCTGTCCATTCGTCAACTAACTCTAAGTTAGGGTCAGAGTAATTCGTATCATTTTTAGCCAGCCAATACGCAAAATTAATAATGCCTACACCCAAAGGTCTCCTATTATTTGTTGCCAACTCGGCAGCAATGAGTGGATAATCCTGATAACTCAATAGTGCATCAAGTCCTCTTATTGCCAACTCACATGGCTTCTCAAAATCTTTTGGTGATTTAATATTGCCCCAATTGATAGCACTTAGTGTACAGAGAGCAATTTCTCCTTCTTCATCCATCACACTACTCAATGGCTTAGTTGGAAGAGTAATCTCACAACATAGATTTGATTGTTTGATTGGTGCCACTTTTGTATCAAAAGAACTATGGTCATTTGCGTGGTCAACATTCATCAAATAGATACGACCTGTATTCTTACGTTCATTCATAAACGATGAAAATAACTCAATAGCAGGTACTGTTTTCTTACGAATAGATGTTTTACGTTCTGCTTGTTCATATAGTTCACGGAACTTATCTTGGTCATTAAAGAATGCCTCATACAATCCTGGGACATCTTGTGGACTGAACAATGTGATGTTACCACCTTGCATTAGTCGTTCATACATAAGTTTATTGAACTGAACACCATAGTCCATGTGACGAACACGATTGTCTTCTGTGCCCTTATTATTCTTTAAAACAAGTAAATCTTCAACTTCATAATGCCATACAGGATAGTACAATGTTGCGGCACCGCCTCTAACACCGCCCTGTGAACACGATTTAACTGCCGCTTGAAACATCTTATAGAATGGAATAACGCCAGTATGACTTGCATCGCCATTACGAATAGGTGAGTTTATAGCACGGATACTACCCGCACCAACCCCAATTCCTGCTTTCTGAGAGACATATTTAACAATTGAACTAGATGTCGCATTGATACTATCTAAACTATCATCTGTTTCAATTAATACGCAACTACTGAATTGTCTTTGTGGTGTACGAACACCAGCCATAACAGGCGTTGGTAATGAGATATCAAATGTACTGATAGCATCATAATAATCCTTAACCCATTTTAATCTTTCTTCTTTTGGATAGTTACTGAATAACGTTGCCGCAATTAGCATGTATGCCATTTGTGGTGTTTCGTATATCTTATGTGTAACTCTATTTTGTACTAGATACTTACCACGAAATTGTTCCATCCCAACATATGTGATATCAAAATCTCTATCATGTCTGATAAAACCATTAATCTTTTCCCATTCTTCTTCTGAATAATCCGTTAATAGTTCTTTATCATAAAAGCCAGACTTCACATTCTGATTGACCAACTGCAAAATACCACATGGTTCAAAATCATTGTATACTTCTTTTCTGATATGGTAATTAATTAGATTACCTGCTACCCATTGATAGTTGGGAGTATCTTCTGTTATCAACTCAGCAGCCGCTTTAATTAATGTTTCTTGTATTTCGCTACTAGTCATTCCACTATGAAACTGGATATGAGATTTTAATTCGACTTCACTGGCAGATACATTATTGATATTGTTACATGCTTCAAAAACGACTTTGTGCATTTTCTCTAAGTCTAATTCCTCTCTCTCTCCGTTTCGTTTAACTATATGAATCCCGTTCATTATGCCCTCTATCCTAATATGTGTTAATCTCTGAATCTTCCATACCTGCAACACGTAACTTAATTATGTTAGACAGTTGAAAGTGCTTAATTTCAAACCCTTTTGTTATTCCGAGATACTGATTTCTGATGAGTGCTACTTGGTTTATCAATTCACCAACTGCAACGATTTCATCTTCGCCATCTGCGTATTTTTCAGCATCTCTACTGCTCAATACTTTATTATAGTTCTCTAAATATTTTCGTAGATACGAACTTCTTTTCTTTCGTAATGATATATTTAGATGTTCTAAAATGGCTTCTATCTCTTGTAACTGACCAAAACGAAGTTCTACATAAGCAGGAAGATACGTGGCATTTTTTTCAATATTACCTTGTATCTTCACTTCCTTTCTTGCATCCTTTAACTCTGTTTCAAAGTATTGAATACAATTAGGAATTTCACCCCAGTCTTTTACTACTTTGCTATACCAGTTCATCAGTCCCAATCATCGGTGTCATCTTCGTTTTCATCTTCTTCATCCTCGAAGTATCTATCTATTGCAACCAAAAGAATTGGGTTGCCGTCAATTAGTATTTCTATATCTTCACTACTCATTCCTAAATCATCGCATTGCTTTATGAACATTTCTCCGGCTTCTATTCTATCTTTGCCAGGAATATAGTTCACTAAAGTTTCCCACAATTCGTAAAGTGATTCTGATTCCAAGTTGACTCCTCTTAGTTTTTTCTTGTTATGATAAGCAATCTATTTATACAGATTGCTTTATTTTATACTTCTTCAGAGTCCACAGTTTCAACTGATTCTAATTCGTGTTTTTCAGCATCAATGTTCTCTTCATTCCAATCATTCATAACAATATCAAGTTTTTCATCTGACCAATTCTTGCGAAATTCAATCATCTCTTCGCCAGATTTAGCCATATACTTCAATCGATTTCCTTGTTTAACAAGTAAACCTTTTGCTTCGAAGAACTCAACTAGACCGCTATAAGGACTCATACCAGTTTCGTATGGAATCTCAACTTGCACACTCTCAAATGGTTTTGAGTATCGTGTTTTCATTACTTTACAAGCCGCTCTAATACCATGCACTTGTGAAGTTTTGTTACCATCTGCATCTACTTTTAGTTTAAGTTTACGCATTGCTACTACAATAGAACTAGCATAGATAAA